CTACATTAGCTCCTACATTGGCCCCTACATTAGCTCCTACATACGTGCCTACATTAGCTCCTACATTGGCCCCTACATTGGCCCCTACATTGGCCCCTACATTGGCCCCTACATTGGCCCCTACATATGTCCCTACATACGTGCCTACATACGTACCTACATTAGCCCCTACATTGGTCCCTACATATAATCCAACTATAGAACGTTCCGCAAAACCAACATCAATAGAACCATTTATTTCATTTACAACTGATATAAGTTTATCAAATGTTCAAACAAATATACTTGATTTAAACGCCCAAAAGAGCATTATTTTAGCACAAGCACTAACAATGAATATTAGTTCAGATTTTATAACATTTGTTAGTTCATCTGTTTTAAAAAACAACAAAATAACATTTCAAAGTTATAATTTAGTTGCAACTACAAAGACTAATATTATTCTTCAAGGAAAATATAGTACATATCTCAGTAATCCTCAAAGTTTATATACATCATTATCTAATAGTATTACAAATGCTGTAACTAGCGGCACATTTACAACTAATTTAGTAACAATATCACAACAATTAAACTCAACAGCTACTATTAGTGCAAGTATATCATCAATAGTTGTTTCTAGTGTTACTATTCAAACAAATATGACATATATGCCTACATATATGCCTACAATAAAAATTAAAGATAATACTATTACATCTATATATAATTCACATACATTAATTATATTTGTTAGTTGTGTAGCAGTAATTATATCATTTATTGGATGCTATATATTATATTTATTTTTCAAAAGAAGGTATTTAAGATATTTAAGACAAGAACGAACACAATTACAAAATAGGCAATTACAAGAAAGATTAATAAATGTTGAAAATATAGAAATTACATTTGTTAGTTGAAATGATTTTAAAAATAAAAATATAGATATAATACAAATTATGAATAGAGATAATAAAATAGGATTATTATGTATTTTAAATGTTATTTTTTGGGTAGGAACATTAATTAATAGTTTTCAAGAATATGAAACTAAATTTCAAAAAATATTACATGAACATAATGAAATGCTTTTAAAAATAAAAAAAATGGAAGATTGTATTGAATTATTAGAATTAAAATTAGAAAATAGTATTAAACAAGCAAAAGAAGATACTACAAACATTAATAATATATCTAGTAATGATATAACTAGTAATGATATAACTAGTAATGATATAACTGGTAATGATGTAACTAGTAATGATGTAACTAGTAATGATGCAACCAGTAATGATGTAACTAGTAATGATATAACTAGTAATAATAAAAATATTGATATAGCTATTGTTGATAAAAGTGTTGAAGAACTTATACAAATGTTAAAGGAAGATAAACCAGATAAAGAAGATAAAGAAAATAAGCAAGAAGATGAGTTAGTTGACTTATCAGAAGAAACATATCCAGTTAAAAATCCTAATAAAAAAAGTTGGATTAAAACATTATTTTTTATGTAATATGTTAAATAATGGACCAAATAACAGTTTAAATAATTATTTTAATATATAATAATGAAAGTAGCATTATTATTTATTATTAGTTATCATCATATTTTAAATAAAGAACAATTATGGATTGATTGGATAAAACCTAATCAGGATATTATTAATATTTATTTCCATTATAAAGATTTTAATCTTATAAAATCATCCTGGATTAAAACATATTCTTTACCACCAAATGATATTAAAAGTACTACATATTACAATGTTGTTCCAGCATATATGGCACTAATGACATATGCTTTTAATCATGATCATGAAAATATGTGGTTCTGTTTTTTAACTGACTCATGTGTACCAATTATTTCACCAGCAAAATTTAGACAAATGTTTTTAAATCATTACCAAGCATCTATTTTAAAATGTAAACCAGCATATTGGAATATTCAAATACATCGTCGGGCAAATTTACGACTTTTTAAGAAGGAATTTTGGCTTGCAAATGACCCTTGGTTCACACTTACTCGAAGTCATGTTCACAAATGTCTTATCTTTTTAGCAGCTAAAAATAGTGTATATAATCAGGTTAATGAAGGCGGGCTAGCAAATGAAAGTATATTTGCCATTATTCTTCAAACATTTAAGGAACTAACTAATCCAAATACATATATTAATCAATGTAGCTCAATTGCTGATTGGACACGAATGTCTAGTCCAACTAGTCCATATCTATTTATTGAAGGTACTAGTCAGAATATTAATATAATTAAAGACCTACTTAAAGAGAACCAATATGCACTATTTTTACGTAAGGTTTCAAGAGAGTTTCCAGATACTGTAATAAAAGAGTTATGGAATGTTGATTTTGAACATGTGTATCCTATGCTTCATAATCAGTATAAGGTGAAAAAAACTGAAGATATTGTTAGTATACAAACAAATAATACATATTCTATATTTAATAAGTTTCTTCAAATACGCAAACAGAATCAAAGTTATATAAACTTGTTGCTACTAATAGCATTTATTGTGTTTATTAATTTATTATAAAATTGAAATAATGTATTTATAATATTATAATAATTATAAAATATGTCAAAAAAACTTAGATATGATTATGAGTTATTAAAGAATATTTGTGATAAAGATGGATTAACATTATTAAAAAATTATAAAGACTTATATATAACCAGAGATACAAGAATAATTGGTAAGTGTATTTTGTGCGACAACAGTTTTGATAAAAGTTTAAATAAATTACATAAACAGAAAAATTATGGTTGTTTATCATGTGCTAAATTGCTTAAAACAGAAAAAATAAAAGAAACTATGCTTGAAAAATATGGCGTTGAACATGCTGCTCAATCAGAATTTTTTAGAGATAAGATAAAACAAACTATATTTGAAAAATATGGAGTTGAATATGCTTTACAAAGTGAAGAAATAAAGGCAAAAATAAGACAAACTAATTTAGAAACATATGGATGCGAATATGGATTACAAAATGAAAAGGTTAAAAATAAAAAGAAAGAAACGTATTTGAAGAATTATGGAGTAGAAAATCCTATGCAATGTAAAGAAATACGAGATAAAACAAAACAAACAAACTTAGAAAAATATGGAGTTGAATATACTTGTCAAAATCCAGATATTCTTGATAAAATGATTAAGTCTATGTATAAATTAAAAGAATATATTATGCCTTCCGGAAATATTTTACAAATACAGGGTTATGAACATTATGCATTAGATTATTTACTACAAACAGAACATATTTGCGAAACTGATATTATAACTGGATGTAAAAATGTCCCTACTATTTGGTATAATGATATTAATGGAAAAAAACGTAGACACTTTGTAGATATTTTTATTCCTAATCAGAACCGATGTATTGAAGTTAAATCTACTTGGACAGCGCATATTAATAATTCTACTATATTTTTAAAGCAATTAGCAGCAAAAGATTTAGGATATAATTATGAAATATGGATATATGATAGTAATGGTCAAATAGTTAATAAATATCTGTGACCATAAATTTAATTTAGCTGGTTTTCCAACGATTTCCGCACTCACAGCATGTAATAAAACATGTCATAGCTTCATCTGCCGACCTCGTCTGTAGCTGCATGTAAGTACATTTCTTTGATTTGCATTTTCTACAAGTAAATGTATCTGTACTAGCTTCAATATTTTGCTCAAATTTGCTCTTATCTCTAATACTTTTGGCTTTAATAAGTTCATCCCATTTCTCAGGTAACATTTCATGATGAGACATAAAAGCTAATTCATGTACTTTAATGTCTCCATTTGTAACCATTTGTATGAGTTTATCGTTTCTCAAATTTAAAAATATGCTACGTAGATGATCTAAATAAATCTGGATAAAGAATTGGTTATCCCACTTTTTAACAACTTTTCGACTATTTGCTTCTTTTAGAGCCCAATTATAAATTCCTTTTTCTAAATTAGTTGCGTGGTTCATATTTTCTGCGAAGAAGGATGATAACTTCTTACGAATATTACTTCTAAACGCATCAGGATTTTCTATCTTTTTTACGGACATTTTTAAATATAATATATTAGACTGTATTATATTTAAATAATAATTCAATTTTAATTTTACAATTTTATATTTATTTAAATAGTAAAAATATAAATTGTAAAGACATTTGTGGATATTACAAGAAATTGTTGTATCATTAATATTATTTTACCTGTATGAGTTAATGGATATAAATCAGAAAATCCAAGACCTGCTTGTACTGTAGTACTTAATGTTAAAAAATCAACAAAGCCGATAGTATCATATTTATCTTTATCATAACTAAACTCAATTGCTACATGTTTATATAAATATGTAAAAATAATTATACATATTAAATGAAAAAATAATGTTCGTAATACTAATTTCATATTTTATATATTAGTAATATTATTTTTTATATTGTTCTAATAATAATATAGTATAAGGATGTTTACAAATATTTTAGGAGCACGACGTTGTTGTAATATTGCAAAAGGTGCTACAGGTCCACAGGGGTTTATAGGTGCTCAAGGTCCAATTGGCCCACCTGGCCCACCTGGTGATACTGGTCCTACTGGAGCACCTGGACCTACAGGTTGCCAAGGTTCTAAAGGACCTGCTGGAGGTGCCGGTAGTACTGGACCTCAAGGAGCCCAAGGATCCCAGGGAGCCCAAGGACCAACTGGTTTACAAGGGTTTCAAGGTCCACAGGGATCTATAGGTTCTACAGGACCCATAGGACCCACAGGAGTAAATGGATCACAAGGTCCACAAGGACCCACAGGACCTACAGGACTATTTGGATCACAAGGATTACAAGGTGATATAGGATCTACTGGTATTATAGGTCCACAAGGTGATCAAGGACCTATTGGTGATATAGGTCCACAAGGTGATCAAGGACCTATTGGACCAACAGGGCCTACTGGTCCATCTGATATTGGTCCACAAGGAAATATTGGGGACTATGGTCCTCAAGGTGATCAAGGACCTCAAGGACCTCAAGGATCAGGACCTCAGGGACCTCAAGGATCTCAAGGTGATCAAGGACCAGATGGTGGACCTGGTATTGGTCCACAAGGTGATCAAGGACCTATTGGTGATCAAGGACCGTCGGGTACATATTCTCCAACAGGACCAGATGGTCCACAAGGTGCTAGTGGACTAAATGGTAATCAAGGTCCACAAGGACCTCAAGGTGATACAGGTATTTCTGGTATTACAGGTCCTACTGGACCTACAGCAGAAGTAAATAGTGTATATTATATTTCAGGAGGAACTGCAAATTATTCAAACGGATTTACTGGTATTAGTACATTTATTATTGAACCAGGAACAGGAATTACAGGAACATCTTATATGATTAATTGGACTTTAAATGAAACTATTATAGCTGGTCCTAATAATTGTAGTTGTGTATATATTAATTTTTCTGATGGAACAAATGTATATGAACCAATTAATATTAATAGTGGTAATACTTTTTCAGCAAATGCATCTGTAATGTATTCAATAAAAGGACCCACATTTAGCAATCAAACAACTAGTGTAAGTGATTATGTTCAATTAAATAATTGGCTTGGAGATACTGGATTAAAATGTAATATTTACCAAACAAATAATAGTAGTGATGCTAATCCTGTTCAAATAGTATCATATAACATGGCTTTAAGAATGACACAACTATAATTTATAAAATATAATTTAAATTAAAATATATTTATACCCATATATATAAATATATTATAATGTCATCACAATGTTGTAAAGGTAAAAATATAGGACCACAGGGTCCTACTGGAATACAAGGATTACCTGGTCCTATTGGAAAATCTACACTTGGCCCTACTGGAATTACTGGACCTCAAGGACCAACTGGTGCTACGGGTCCTCAAGGAGATACTGGAACAGCTGGAGGAACTGGTGTAACTGGACCTACTGGACCTCAAGGACTTCAAGGATTTCAAGGACCTCAAGGAGCACAAGGACCTCAAGGATTACAGGGAGCACAAGGACCTCAAGGACCTCAAGGATTACAGGGAACTACTGGTTCTTTAGGTAATACTGGACCGCAAGGATCTCAAGGAGCACAAGGATCTCAAGGAACTACTGGACCAATTGGTTTAACAGGTCCTATAGGCCTTATAGGTGCACAAGGTATTACTGGACCTACTGGTCTTACTGGTCCAAATGGTGATACAGGACCTGATGGTATAATAGGATTACCTGGCGATACTGGACCTACTGGACCTGATGGATTAATAGGATTACAAGGGCCTCAAGGTCCGCAAGGTGATACTGGTTTAGGACCTCCAGGACCTCAAGGTCCACAAGGTGTCCAAGGTAATCCATATTTTGGCATAGGAGATCAAGGACCACCTGGACCTCAAGGAGATCAAGGACCACCTGGACCTGGTTATACTTTAGAAGGTCCACAAGGAGCTCAAGGGTTTCAAGGAGTTCCTGGTAATCAAGGAGATCAAGGTCCTCAAGGTGAAACTGGACCCCAAGGACCATTTGGACCACAAGGACCTACTGGACCATCTATTCCAGTCTATGCATATAAAATATCAGGTTCTCAAGGAGTTACAGTAGATAATACCGGTTATGCTGCTATAAGTTATTTTGAAATTCCTAATTTACCATCTTTTCCTGGAATAAATACTGGATATATGGCAATTAATTGGACAATTGAAGCAGAAGAAAATACTGGAGATGGTAAAACAGAAATATATATAGATTTTTATAGTAATGGAATAACTTATATTCCAGATACTATTAATGCTACAAATGGTGGAGTTGTATTAAGTAGACCAATGACAAATACTAGTGGATATAGTCCAAATAATATGGTATCTGCTAGTGCTAATGATTATGTAAATTTAAATGGATATCAAAATCAATTAATTAGTCCAATGTATTGTAATTTATATCAAATGGCAGATACAGGAACAACTGCTTTAATTCAAAATTATAATATGTCTTTAACTTTTGTAGAAATTGGTGTATCAGGATCCCAAGGTCCTCAAGGAAGTCCTATTGGTATTACAGGGCAAGCATTTAATCCATAAATATTTATTATTTATTACTTGTTATTTATAAAATACTTTATTTTATTATATTATATTATAATGTTGTCAGTATATATTTTAGAATTTATAGGTACAATAATGTTGGCATTCATGATATCATTATTAGGCAAAGGTTATGCTCATATATTGCTAGGTAGCACTATATTATTAACAGGAACACTATTTGCAAATAATTGTTTTAATCCAGCAATTGCACTTTGTTATTTAATAACAAATCATATTACATTTCCTATTTTTATATATTATATTATAATAGAATTGATTGCTGCTGTAACTGGATTTACATTTGGAAAATATATTAAAGACCTTTTTATGCTTTAATAATTATAATAAACTAACAAAATATATTATATTTAAATAATATAATATATGTCATATTCATCATATTTAGCATCAAAACAATGTTGTCCATTTGGGTCACAAGGATATCGAGGACCTCAAGGATCATCAGGAATAACAGGTGCTACAGGAATAGGAGCTACTGGACCAACTGGTCCTACATCAACCGTTAGAGGTCCAAAAGGTCCTCAGGGTGCTCCTGGTTCTGGTGACTTAGGATCTACAGGACCTCAAGGAGCTCAAGGACCTCAAGGATTACAGGGTTCTAGAGGACCACAAGGTTCTCAAGGAGTTCAAGGAGATCAAGGAATACAAGGAGATCAAGGAATACAAGGAGCTCAAGGAGATACTGGACCTCAAGGAGCTCAAGGTCCTCAAGGAGATCAAGGACCACAAGGTGTTCAAGGTTCTATAGGACCACAAGGTGTTCAAGGAGATACTGGAAATACAGGACCACAAGGACCTCAAGGAGATACTGGAAATACAGGACCACAAGGACCCCAAGGACCTACTGGTTATGGACCCCAAGGACCCCAAGGATTAGCTGGTATAACACAAGGTCCTATAGGAGACCAAGGATATCCAGGTCCAGACGGTGATCAAGGTCCATCAGGTGCTTTTGGAGCACAAGGGGCTCCAGGAGATTCAGGTCCACCGGGTCCCCAAGGACCTCAAGGTTCTATAGGACCCCAAGGACCAGAAGGTGTTGGACCCCAAGGACCTCAAGGATATCCAGGACCTGATGGTGATCAAGGTTCTCAAGGAGAACAAGGACCTACAGGTGATACAGGTGCTACTGGTCCTGATGGTCCAACAGGACATTATGGTCCTGGATTACCCCTTTATTGGTATTATTATTATAATTTTAATTATGTATCACCATATTTATCTACATATACTAATACTATATATACAAATGTAATTGGTTTTACATCAGTTATTCCAGTTATTCCATTTAGTATAGGATCATATTTTGCTATTAATTGGACACTAATGGAACAAATTGATGAACGCACATCCTATAGTAGAAGTTATAGTTCCATTTATATTGATTTTATAAGTCAAAATACATCCATAGTCTATACTCCTAATATAGTTAATCAAACAAATGGAGGAGCAATAGGAGAATATGAACAATCTGTTGCTGGAGCAATTACACAGAGTGTATCAGTTAACGATTTTGTTGATTTTACAGGTTATAATATTGATATAGATGGACAACTTAGTCTAAGAATATGGCAACTAGGTGAAACTGGTGGAATACCATTTATTGATATTCAAAAAATTACATTTTATGCGGATTGGTCGGCCATTACAACAACATCAAGTGTGTTTCCATTTGCAATTGGACCTACTCCAATTACTGCTATTACTGGACCACATCCTTAAATATTATTATTATTACTAATAATTTTATCAATAGTTGGAAAAAAAGCTAGTTCATTTAGTATTTTAGCCTTTTCCTTTTTAATAATTTCTATACGTTGTGACCACCAATCTTCTTCTATAGCTTGCTTTATTATTTGATATGACTTTTCAAAATCATGAATATCTAACAAAATAAAAGCACCTTGATCAATATAATCTGTTACATTTGGACATCCATAATAAAAACATAATGTTTCACATAATATTGGCTCCCACAGTTTTTCTGTAATAAATCCTTCTTCATAATTATTTTCCACCATAAAATAATATTTATACTGTTTTAGTCCATTACTTTTATCTAGATATGGACTAAGAGATCCTCTATAATTTTTAAATTCATGTTTATTATCCTTATTCCATATGTCTAATTCTATGTCTCCCTTTGTTTCTAAAAATTTTAAAAAATTTATTCTATCAATATGTCCTTCATCAAAATATTTAGAACTACAAATCGATGAAATTGTTAATTCTTTTATTTTTATAAAAAGTTCTGATTTTTGTAAATCATTTAATGTTAATTCAAGTTGCCAAAATGCGTTATTATGACATGCTATTTTACGGCCTCTTACTGCTAAGAAATTTTCTGGATTAGGTTGTGCCCATGGTCCCCAAGTTTTTACTCCCCAGTTTTTATTTGGATCATCTACCCAAGGTTCCATTTGAAATACAATAGTTTTTTTTGGATCAAAATATGTATCTTTAGGGGGGAAATTAATAATTACATAATAGTCAATAATATTTTTATCATCAGTCCATACTAATTCATAATTTTTCCAAGTAAATCCATCTTCACACATATTTGACCATTCTTTACATAAATTTAAAGAACTAGTCCAATTACATAACATTTTAATTTTGATAGTTTGTTTTGGATTATAATATTTTTTTTTAATATATATTCCATCACTTTCTCTAAAATATTTTGATACTGCTAATTTTGTAAATATATTTTTAAAAAAACCTAATGTATTAACAGCAACACAATTTGGATCATTATGTGCAATTTGTAATAATTCTTTTAATGGCTTTTTATGAAAATACAAATCATTACCAATAATATCCATATTAGGGACATATACAAAATGTTCTGATAATTTATCACATATTACATTTGAAAAATCTATTTTATCATATATATTCTGAATATCCGAATCTATTTTTTTACCATTTTCATTCCATTCAGAAAAAACTAGTTGCGGTTGACATTCATAATTATCTAGTCCTGGTATTATTTTATTTAAATAATCTATTCCATGTTTAATACCATTATTTTCAATATAATTTATCATTTTTTTAGCTCCATTTTTATTTATAGTATAAGCAAAATAACCACCAATATACAAATGCTTATCAAGTGGTACAACTATTGTATTATTAGTTAAATTATTATAAATATTAAAATATTGTTTTCTATTATTTGAAAACATACTATAACCTAAAAATACAGTGTCTCTTATATTAAAAACATTGCTAGCTATTAAAACTTCAAGTCTATTTTTAAATTCTGAACATAAAACTAAATCATCTTCCATAATTAAATAACAATTGTTAGTATTATCATTTACTAATTGTTTCCATAAATTATAGTGACTAAGAGCACAACCTATTACACCTTTTCTACTTCCAAAATCATTACCTTGAAATAATTCTTTAAGTTCAAATGTTGGTTCTAATGTAGAACCATCTGTAGCAATAATAAATTCATATTCATGTTCTTTAAATCCTATATTTGTAAGTTGTTTAATTGTATTTATTTTTCTATCAGGTCGACGTTCTAGATTTATAATTTTAATTGGTATATTACCAATATTTATAATTGCATTTTCATTTGTATTTATATTTGTATTATTTTCTTCATCAGAAAAAAACTGTTTTTCACTATTAAGTTCATAAGCATTTTTTACAATATTATTATTACGTTCTCTTGTTAGTCTACCAATATGTCTACATGTTATCTGATTAAAAAAACCTGATTTATAACCTGCATTTGCCCATTTTTTGGCATAATCCATTTCAAAAAACTGATTAGGACTATCAAAATTTCCTAATTCTAATATTATTTTAGTTTCAATTAATGATGGTCTAAAACTATAATGTGGCCAATAATGACAATTTAAATAGTTAAAATCACCAGGGCAGTAATTATGTAATACAATATCATTTACTGATGTTTTTATATGCCCTAATACACTATAATTATCAATTGTTTCAGTATAATTTCTATTAAATAATATTTGTTTTACAGAATGACTTTTACCAAGTTGATTTAGTCCATTTATTGCTCGCTCAATATAATTTGTCTTATAGTAAAATAAAAAATCATCTTCCATATGTATCCAATATTTTGGTTTTATTTCATTTAATTTATTCCAAATAATATTCATACTTTTACGATGTCCTTTTTCTTCATAAGTCTTTAAATAATACTCTATCCACGGATATATGTTTTTCATTTCTGTTCTATCTATTTCTGATGAGTTATCATCTACACAAAACCAATAGTCTATTTTATCTTTATCAGTCCAATGATTTAAAATAGAATTAATAGTTTGTTTAAATAAGTCTAGACGTTTACATGTAGTAAATGTAATCATAATTTGTGGATTAGTTTTATTTTTATAATCTCTATTATAATTTGTATTAGACTTTGTTAATATATGTCTTATTCTTTCAAAAATTTTATTCCATAATTCTATTATTTCTTGAGACATATTAGCACCAGTGTTTTCATTTATATATATTTCTTGTAGTTGATTATTATAAGCATAAAATAATTCCAATATATTTTCATCAGTATCAGCTTTTAAAAAACTTTCATAATATTTAATATTTGATATTGCTGATTTAAAATATGAATAATCATCTCTAGTTTCAATAATAATTTTTTTTAAACATAAATATCCACTAGCTTTATCATTTACATAATATGATGATATCATATTATTATACTCTAAGTGACAATTATATACATTACGAAATAAAAATAATTTATTATTAAGATCTTTTTTATAATCTTTAAATCGATGATATAACGCATTAACTAATAAATGTTCTCCTTCATTTCTTAAATAATTTTGCGCATAAACAATACCATCAATTCGTTCACTATCATATTCAACCGTTTTATACCAGTATTTTAATGCATTATGATAATCGTTTTGTTTCATATATATATTTCCAATACATAAACAGCTATGATATTTTTCTTGATCCCACATATTCAATGTAAGACATTTTTTATACCATTCAACCGCATCATTTTCATATTTTTCTCCAGCATCTTTATAGCTTTGGGCACAATAAAAAGCATAACGACAAGCTAATGGATAGTCTTTATCTATTTCTTCAAAATATGCTTTTTTTAAAATATTTGCATCATCAATATATTTATTTGGATTTTTATTTCTGTTACCACTTCTTCCTGAAATTAAATGATAATCTCCATTAAGTTGTCTACTTCCAGAAACTTTATCAATATTTTCTAGAAATTCATGAAGAACTCCTTTAAATCTCCATCTTTTTCTATTTGTAAATAATAATGGGCGAAAATATGAAAATCCAGTTCCAAAACGAAGTGAATAACTATCACAATCATATATTTCAGGCAATTTAAAGTTGCCTTGAATAGAGTCGTCTGCGTCAAAAACTAACAAATAGTCTGTTTTATTATATGCACATTCTAATGCCTTTGTTCTATTATATGCAAAATCAACCCATTCATGTTCTACAAGTTCACCAGGTATACATTTTTTTTCAAAAAAATTAATAATTAGTTCTTTTGTATTATCTGTTGAACCAGTATCTGATATAACCCAATAACTAAAATTAATATATTTACATAGATTTGTTAGTGTTTCAATAATAATGTGAGACTCATTTTTAACAATCATATTTAAACATATTGTTTTTTCTGTTTGTTTCATAATAATTTATTTAATAAATTATTATATTTAAATAATTATTTTAGAATTTATATCTATTATTTATTTTATTATTTATTTTATTATTTATTTTATTATTTATTTTATTATTTATTTTAATTATATTCATAACTATCTTCAGATAATTCAGATCCAACATCATCTAATAAGAGTTCATCATTTTCATTAGTAATTACTGTTTTTTTATATTTTATATTATCGTCATCATCTGAAATATCAGTTTCATCAGAGCTATTATATTCATCATTTGACTCTGATACTTCATTTGAATCATCATCAACAACAAAACCATCCTTTAGATAACCACTATTCTTTGTCTTTTTTGATTTTGCAATATTATCTAATTCATCTACTTCATCTTCATCATCATTATTTACTGTTAAATCTTCAAAACCGCCAAATAATTTTTCATACATTTTTGCCCATAAATCTATTGATAAATTTATTAATGATTTTTTACCATCATTATCTCGTATTTGTCCCACTAATACACAACATCCAAATAATAATTTAGTATCAATTGGTGGTGGAAAGTCATATTTATTTTCCATATTTGCTTTACCATCATCCTTACCATATAATGTAACAATATATTTTTGGTTATTTATTTTAATTGACCATTCAGTTTGTTTTGAAAAATCATCAGCTTTTTTAAAACCGCATTTTTTAAATAATTCATCTTCTTTATAATCTTTGACATTTAGAGTTTTTAATTCACCAGTTTTTTCTACTAAAATCAATGTTAATGGTTGGGGCATTTGTATTTATACAATTCTTATAAAAAATGGGTTTAAATAGTTTACAATAAATAATCTAATAACAAATGAGAATTTATATTACAAACATTTTACCATCTTCTTTAAAACACAAACTAACAAATTTAGAACAGTTTATTACAAAATCATTTATTAGAAATGAAATAGTATCAAGTGATTATGGTATACATATTATTGAAAATAATAATATTTATCGTATAGAACCTAATTTTAATCCAGATATACATATAGTTAAGAAATTTCTGAATAATGAATTATTAATTGATAATACTGACTATAAAATGTTGCCAGTTATGTCTCAAATGCCAATTAATTATATTCTAACAAAAATGACAATTTATGAATATCAGCTAGATAAAAAATCTAAATTAAAAATGGTAATTGAGTGTTTGGATGAACCTATTTCGTCTGATATTTTTTTTAATCAACACAAACAATCTAGTACAAATATAATACCTATTAATTTTTATTTTATTTATGATAATAAAAATATTGATTTGACTGATCAATTTCTAAAAGAAGAATTTAATGTGTTTTTATCCCACTTAAACTAATATTTTGGTATATTATGCTTGCTTGGATCATACAAATTTCAATAATATCTATAATATTTATTTTTTTAGTACATCACTTATTTGGATTTTTTAAATCAACATTAACAGTTCCAAAAATTAAAGATTTAGTAAATTCACCAACTCAGAAATATCAAAATATATTTGATACAATTAATACTAATTCATTATCAAATTCAAATTATAATTCTACAACATTATTAACTGATATTAATACTCATATTAATTCAATGTCTACTAATAATTTATATTCAGAAAATTCTTACACTGCAATTGACTTATTACCATCATCAACTGTTCAATCTACTGGATTAGATAATGATATAAAAGATAATATGAAAAATGAATTAAAAAGTTTCTTGAAGAAGCAATTAAATACAAATATAAGTAGCTATTAATATTATATTAAATCTATATAAAGATTATTATATATTAAATATATAATTCATAATGACATTTACTGAAGACGAAATCAGCATTATATTATCAGATTTTCCAAAATTTGAACTTTCTTATGAGTCTATGACGTATCAGAAAGTTCACAACTTTAATATTATTTTAGCAATTCCAGATGGACAATCATGTTTTGCTTGGTTTACATCTTATAAAGATGATAATGTATGTTTTATTATGGAAATAGATAAGATGTCCAAAAATAAGATAATAAATATTTATCCAGTAATAACTGGATTTGATGATAAATTAGCATATGGTACTGTATTATATGGAACTGTATTTTTAGCAAACGGTTCTAGTTGTTTTTGTATTGAAGACTTGTATTATTATAAAGGTGTAAATTATACTAGTAAAACATTTATTACAAAGCTAAATACATTAAAAATATTGCTTAAGTCTGAAATTTCACAACAGGCAATAATATCTAAATATATGATTTTTGGGTTGCCTTTAATGGGAACCGAATTAATACCACTATTAAAAAATATTGAGTTATTGCCATATAAGATAATGTATTTGAAATATAGATGGTTTGAAACAAAAAAAATTATGTGTGCTGAATATTTTAGCAGAAGTAATAAACCAAGTCTTAAACAAAATTATAACAGTGAAAATCGAGATATTAACATTAGAGATACTAATATAAAGCCTATTAATATAAAGCCTATTAATATAAAACCTACTAATACAAATACTATAGTTCCTATTAATAAAAAGAAATTAGTTTCACAAAATTCTACAGCAGTTTTTCATATTACACCTGATGTACAAAGTGATATTTATAATCTATTTGTACTTAAAAATGGCAAACTAGAATTTTACGATTATGCGTTTATTTCGGATTATGAAACTAGTGTTAAAATGAACAAGTTATTTAGAAATATAAAGGAAAATGATAATTTAGATACATTAGAGGAGAGCGATGATGAAGATGATTTTCAGGATGAACGCAGAGATAAGTATGTTTATTTAGATAGATCTTATAAAATAATTTGTAAATATAATTTTAAATTTAATAAATGGATGCCTATTTCTCTCGCAAATTCAGAAGACCAGATAGTATCTGAAAATGAAATATATTGTAAATCTAAAATATAATCTAAATATAGTATAAAATGTCATCAGTTACTCCTCTTTTAATAAATCCTACTAATTCAAATGTATTTCCATTTTCTAGTGATGTAAATCCAGCATCAGTAAATTGCAGAGCACTACCTGAACCAGCAAATAATATAATGGCTGCAAAGGGACTTGTTGGTGGCAAAAAAAATAGAAAAATATCTCGTAAAAATATAAATAATATTTCTATTATGTATAAGATGAAAGGAAGTAGAAAATCGATTACCAGACGTATTCGAAGAATAAAGAGTAGATTGCGATCTAAATTTGGCCTAAAACGAAGCCGAAAGAACTATAGTAGAAGACATCATGGTGGTAAATTAATGCGTGGTGGTTATTCTCAATATATGAACAATGTGCCAAATACTCCCAGCTATTCTACAGGAGGCTCATTATCACCATTGCTTAGTGCTTTAGCAAATCCTGTTCCTTATAAATTATTGCCAAATATTAATGGCATTGATAATTTAAATCATAATGCGTTGAATGCTTATGGAAATAGTGGAAGTGGTATGGGATTTCCTAGCAGAGGTTCTTTTTAAACATTAAATAATAAATAACTTATTTAATTTATTATTTAACACACGATATTTTATTTAACACATAATATTTTATTTAACAGCATATTTATCAATTGTAACAGCTCTTGTTACATTTCTTACAATTTTATCAATATTATCTTTTTGTTCTTCTTCAGTACCTCCAGACATAGAATTCATAACAATTTTATTATATTGATCAAATTTTTTAGTTGTTGTATCTTTACAACTAGGATTTTCTTTAACCCATTCATTTATTTGTTTTATATTTTTAAATGCAACTGTTTTAATTGCAGTCTTTATTATTGGCTTATCATCAGTTTCTTTTATCCATTCATCATTATTTTTAATATATAATACTTCTCTTTTTATATCACTACAATGTATAGGTCTTTTATTAACATCTAAAGCATTAATCCCTTTAACAAATATATTAGAGACACCATCTGCATAACCAATATTTGCAAATTCTTCCAAATCACTTAAATTCATTTTTATTGAATCCACAAATTCATTAATATTTAATGCATCTTTACACTCTTCATTCAAAAAGAAATTTAAATTAAAAGATTTATTATTACAATTATTATTAATTGTATTATTTGTGTTGTTTATATTATTTATATTATTTATTGTTTCTTTCTTAAGTAATTCAATAATTAACATTTTAAAATCCTGTTGCTGTTCCATCATAAATTCTTTAAATGTTTTATTTTCATTTATAATTGTATTTATAATATTTGTATCAGGAATATTATTTGTTTCATCAGTTTTACTAGATATATTTTTGTTACACTTCTTTTTATGTCTCCACAATCCGGTTCTTTCTTTATAAATATTTCCACAATCACAAGTAAAAACGCTTGTTGATTTTTCGCCAGAAATGTTGAATTTGTGCTTCTTCGTAAGAATATGTCTATTCCAATCACTTAATTTAGCACATACAGTCGAGCAAAATTTACATTCATAATTTAGTGGCGTAATTTGCGAAAAAAATGTTGATTTATCCATAAAATATATCAACAAAAAAAACGCCTAAAGTTTCTGTATAAAATTTTATAAAAAATATCGTCACATTTTTTTCTCACAAAAAAAAATAATTATGATGCTTATGGTCAAAAAGTGAAAAATAGGGTCTTTTTTAAAACTTTTTTTGGGTTTTCATTTTTGGACATTTTTAAAAATGTCCATTTTTTGATTCCCTTTTTACTTTTTGGAAAATATTTGAAACTTTCAAAATTATATATTTTTTTATTTTTATTTAAAATATATAATTTAAACAACTTTTATATGCATTATACTTATATAGTATACTTACTATATCTATTTTTTAAATTTAAGTAGACAAACACCTGCTTTTGGCTTAGTATTATTTTGATCTTGTTTTTCTCTTGTATTTTCTGTTTCTGAATCAGATGATATATCCAAATCATCATCTGGATCATCTACTATTACATCTGTTTTATTTAATGAAGGAGTATATGTTACTTTCCATTTGCTAATATCTGTTGTATATGTACTACTAGTTGTTTGGATAATTTTATAATTCTGTGATTTAAAAAATCGTCTGCGTTTAATCCATTGGTTCTGAAAATTTGCGTGTGTATCAATAATATCTACAACAATTGGCGGATTTTCATGCTTTTGACGTAAAATACGACCTACTGATTGCTCAATTTTAGTCATAGGTGTAGCCATTATAAGCGTAGTTAGTGTCTTAATATCAAGACCTTCTGCTGCCATACTATATGTTGCCAAGACAACTTGTTTCTCTTCAGTTTGCTTCAAATGTGCTTCCTTCATACCGCCTACATAGAAACCAACTGTGGTAATTTGTTTATGATTTATTGCTTCATAGAAGTAGTTTAGAATATTTCGATAAGACGCAATAATCATAATTTGTTGTTTTGGATTTTCTTTTATCATATCATCAAGAACTTTTAATATAAACTCTGAACGGCGATTATAATTACATATTTTGCTCAACATTTTAGATGCTGCTGGTTTTCCACGAAAATCTAATTCAAGTTCATTATATTCTTCATCATTAGTCTGATATGTAATACCTCGAACAATAACTTCTTCATCTTTACTGCGCTCCTGCTTATAAACAACATCACCAAGAAACATTTTAAATACTTTAGTAGTTCCATCACTGCGCTCCATTGTTGCACTAAGTCCAAGCATATATTTTGTTACAAGCTTAAAAAGGGCACATGAAAATACTTCAGATGATATATGATGTACTTCATCAATAATTGTTAGGCCAAAGCTATCAAATAACGATGCTGGATAGTCTTTCATTGAAAGTGATTGAAGCATACCAAGCACAATATCTTTACTTTCAATATCTATTATTTGACCTTGTATTTTGCCAATTTTAGCTGTTGGTAAAAATTGTTGGATACGTTCAATCCATTGGTTCATTAAAAATTCCTTATGGACAATTACAAGAGCCTTTTTCTTTAACCTAGATAGTATGTAGAGCGATACTGAGGTTTTGCCAAACCCGCATGGGAGTTCTAGTAGGCCACCACCTCCACCACGATTTACTTCATTATTATTTAAAACTTTATCTAAATATGTCTTTACAACTGGTTCTTGTTGTGGGCGAAGACTGCCTTGAAACTCTAATGATATATCAACACCTTCGGTAATTTTGCTTTCAGTAGGCGGACCAAACATTTTTTCTCCATAATAACGTGGTACATATAATTTTTTATCAGATTCGCGATAAGCAGGAAATGACTTGTCAATTGCTACTGGCGCACCAGGTGTACAAGGTTTAATCAATAATTGTTCTTTTATATATTGTTGTTGTGTAGCAGTCAAGTCGCTTTTTAAAATAGTATATCCTTTCTGACCTAAATACGTATTTATATTTTTAGGCATTTCAACAATACTTTGCTTTTCTTTATTATTTTTATTATAAAACCCGGTATTTCTATTTCTGAAAAAACTCATTTTAAAATATTTGTAGCTAATAATATTTAGAACAAAATGTTTATATTGTTTGTATAAAGTGTTTTCTATTTAAGAAAATATAATCTACAATTATGATATATAAATGGAATATTTAAACGAATTACTTGAAAAGAAAAATATGCCACAATTATTATTGGTTATATTATTTATTATATATTTAGTCATTGGTTTCAAAACACCCGAAGGAGTTGCTACAATGATTGATAGCACATTTGGTAAAATAATTGTTGCTCTTATTGCTTTATTATTATTTGCTTATTCAAATCCTATTTTAGGTGTGTTGGGTGTCTTTGTTGCTTTTCATTTAATTAATAATGCATCCATTAGAACTGGAATGGCTGCTTTAGAGGAGTATGCTCCTACTGAAGAGAAAAAATGGTCGCCTTTTACTAAGGAAAATCAGTTTCCTTATACTTTAGAAGAGGAGGTTGTTAAGAAAATGGCTCCCCAAAAGTTTGATACAAATTTTATGAAGGCGTCATACCAGCCTTTATTAGAGGATACATATGATGCTGCCCATGTAAATTTAGGAAGCAATTAAAATAACCATTAGAAATACTATAATAATGTAAACTGTAACAATGTATAAAAATAATATAAAATATATATTATTTTTTTTAATAAATTAAAATAAATTATAATAAATTATGACTTAGGAGCTAACAATCCAAAGGGTTTAGTTGTATTTACTGCTATTGATTTAGGTCCAAATGTTTTAAATAAGGCAGATACAATTAAAATTAAGATGATCATTAAAATAGAAATACCTATAAATTGGATCCAAGGATTATTTAGTATATCTTTTAAATCTATTGGAGATGGATCATAATCAGTTGGCGTAACAATATCTTCAGTATCCTCAGATGTTCCTACTGGCTGACAATCAATATAGATATCATCATCAGTATTTGAATTACTTGGTCCATTTTCATTTACAAATAGCTGAACTGATTGTGATGGTTGCTTAGCAATAATGCCACTAGGAGTAAGTATCTTGTATAATATAGTTATTGTTTGTTTAGATAAGGAAATATTTGACATAAGTGGTGTAAATACTATATAGTCAACTGTCTGAGCACAATTATAAAATGTATCAGGTCCTGTATAAGAATAAAATGGTTTTTTAGGTACAATATCATTTAATGTAAATGGTTTAATAAGATTAAGAGTAGCAGTTTCGTTATTACTAGGAGCATTTGTTGCAGTTCCTTTTACAATACTTTCTATTAAAACAGATCCTTTTGATGTTACACCAGTTTGATCATTTCTTGTAGGAATACTAACAATTAAATTATTACCACCGCTAACTGGACTATGAATTATTACAATTTCAGCAGGTGCTCTAGTTCCCATATATGTATGTGCTGATGGAGTGTAAATTCTAAATTCAACAACATTATAACCACGTGAATTATATTTAACAGGAGTATCATTACCACCATCATATGGTATTGAAATATATGTTCCGTTATTAGTTACACTGCAACTACTTGTTTGATATTTAAAACTGTAGTCACATTTAGAGTCACATTTACCAGATTGTGTTGTAAGAGATATATCTAATGGAGTTGTTGAGCTATTACATGTATTTGTTAAAGTAGTCATTTATATATATTTATAAATTATAAATAAAAATATAAATTAAATTTAATTTGAATTAAATATAATTCAGTCTAAAAAAATATTATTAATAATTATGAAATTAACTAAAGCCCGTATAGACAAGGCATTTTTAAAGGATAATCAAACTAGAAAAAAATTTAAAAATAAAAAAGTTCTAACTCATACAAATACTTATAAGAACAAACTAACAAGCCAACCAAAAATACTAAAAAATAAAACACTAAAATCGATTATTAATTTATAAAATTACAAGATTACAAGAATGGTAAATACTTAATTGTACTATTTTCATATACAGTAGCCTTAAATGCATCATTGTAACCTTCTACATAAACAGTATCACCATTATAAAGTTCATCTACACCATAATCATTGAGTGCTGATCTTCCTTTTACAGAAATAGGTAATTTCACATTATTATGCTGATTGGAAATAGTATAATATTGCCATTTTTGTCTATTAGTATATAATGGACGACCCATTAAAGGCAATATATTGTTAGTTGTTGTTCCATTTAAAGGTGTTAAAATACCAATTTGTCTATAGCTAGTATCAACAGCACCAACATTTGTAGATATATTAATAGGAACTTTCTGTACTGTAGGAACAAGGTAGCGTTCATCTCTATAAGGAGCTTCATATGGATTTGTTAGTACATCATTAACAGGAATATTATCAATAAATGTGCTACGTAAATTATTATATAAGTTATTATATAAATTATTATAAGGATAATTTGGCTGGGCAACTATAATATCAGTAGTTTTATATTGTGATTGATTATGAGACGATTTTTGGTAACTAATATAAATAAAGTAACCAATCATAATTATTAGTATAATAAATAATAATGTTGTAAAATTTTCTATACATATTACACCAGGAGGACACTTTTTCATTTATATAATATTATATTAAATTATATAAATTCTTTGAAATATATAACAAAAACTATTTCTAAACTATATAAAAATATAATTTAATATAATTAAATGAATCATGATAAAACAACTGGATGGGGAGCTTATACAAATAAAAAAAAGGAAATAGAAAAATTAAAAAAGCAAATAATAGTTCAAGATATAAATAATTATGGTGAGGTTATATCACTTGATCAAAAAAATAATTTTAAAGGTATTTCCACAGACATTAATCCTTTTAGATTTCCAAATAAAATTAAAACTGAAGATATAATAGAACTTGTGATAAATGATAATAATAAAATAATAGAAAATTTTAAAGAGGATTTAAAAGAGGATTTAAAAGAAGAAGAAGAAGCATATGATATTTTAGAAAAGACGGATATTTCAAAAGAAATTAATAGTTATAAACAAAAAATATTAAAAAATACAACAATAATAGAAAATCTTATTAATGAAAATAAATATAATAAACAAGAGTTGGATGATAAAATAAATGAACTAAAAAAAGAGTATGACAATAAATTATATTCAAATAACAATAAAATATGTAAATTGCAGAAATATATTAATACAATAGAAGATATGATAAAAATAAAAATAAATTTATTTGAAATAGAAACAGAATTTATTTTAGATAATGATAAAGATGATATAGAAAATACATATAAGATAGAAAATAATGAAAATATAGATAAGATAGAAAATGAAGATAAAGATGAAGATGAAATTGTATCTAATTATTGTCAAATTGTTAGAGTTCCAGATAATTGTTCAATAATAAATATTATGAAAAATGCGTGTAGTAAACAACAAGAAACAAAAATAAATAATTTTTCATTATTTTCTATTGCTTGGGATATTATTGAATCATCTGGTTATCTCTATATCTCAAATGATTTAGGTGTATCTTGGAGTAAACAAATATCATTAGGGTATAAAAAATGGTATTCTGTAGCATCTTCAAGTGATGGTACTAAATTGATTGTTGCTAATGGTAATGGTTATTTATATACATCAATAGATTCGGGTATATCTTGGATTGAAAGAACATCAGCAGGAAACCAAAAATGGCGATATGTTGCTTCATCATCTGATGGAAATAAGTTAATTGCTGCAGTTGCTAATGGTTATTTATATACATCAATAGATTCGGGTATATCTTGGATTAAAAGAACAGATACAAAATATCAAAAATGGACATCATTAGCTTCATCATCTGATGGAACTAAACTAATTGCGTCAGCATGGGATAATTTTTTATATACTTCAACTAATTCAGGAGTATCCTGGATTAAACAAATATCAGCTGGTTCTAGAAGATGGAACTCTGTAGCATCTTCAGCTGATGGAACAAAATTAATTGCCTCTGTTAATTATGGTTATATATATATATCAACTGATTCAGGAGTATCTTGGACTGAACAAACAACATTAGGAATTAAATATTGGACATCTTTAGCTTCATCATCAGATGGAACAAAATTAGTTGCCGGTGCATATTATTTTGATGGTTTATATACTTCAAGTGACTCAGGAGTAACTTGGATTAAACAAACATCAATAGAGTTACATGGATGGAGTTCTGTAGCTTGTTCAAGTGATGGAACAAAAATAGTTGTAGCAGCTCGAAATAATTCTATATATATTTCATCTGATTCAGGTGTATCATGGACATGTCGAACACCGGACCAAGAAAAAAAATGGCATGCTGTAGTATGTTCTAATTTTTAAATATTTAAGAGTATTATTCTTTAAACCTTGGCGGGTGACATTGTTTTTGTCATATCTACCATTTGACCAATTTTGCCCATATCAAGACCTTGTAACATATCCTGAGCTTTTGAAACAAGAGGCATCATTGTGTTCATTGCTTCAAATAACTTCTTTTGTTGGTTCATTAGTTTCTCAGTATCAGCACTCAAATTTTGCATTCCTCCTGATCCCAAGATTTTGTCCAAATTATCATACGCATCTTCTAAAGTGCTGGCATAATCAATGCGCGAAGGTTTTGCGGGGCCTCCAATAGCACCACGTTTCTTACCATTAGCACCAACACCAGCAGGAGCAAATCCCTCATCGGTAGCAGGAACAGCTTCAGTAGCATCAGTAACATCAGTAGTATCAGTAGTTGATGCCTTTTTAGCTTGAACCTTAGCTTTTATTTGATCAACTTTTGAAGCAGTAGATGGTGTAGCAGAAGTAGTATCTGTTGCTGTTGTATCAGCATCTGTTGTTGTATCAGCATCTGTTGAAACAGGTTCAGCAGCATTTGTAGAACGCTTGTTTTTGGCAGCTTGTACTTGTGTTTGAACTTGCTGTTTTTGTTCATCTGTTAGTTTATCATCAGAACCATTTTCCATTCCTTCGCGCATTCTACTGTTTACCATCAATAAATTGGTGGCAACAATAGCAACAAGCAAAATAACAACCATATTTTTACTAAAGTTAGCCATTAACAAACATATTAAAGCAAAAAATACAATCGCATTTAATTTATTTGTAACAAGATATCCTATAACATTTGTAATTGCTAAAAATACAATAAAATATAAGAAATACTTATTAGTTAATAATTTGGAAGCTTCATTCACAAAACTCATCGTATTTGTATATATATTATATTTTAAAAAAATTGATATAAAATATATTATTAATAATTGTGACATAAAAAATAAATTTAAAAATAATATTAACAAAATGTTGCAAAATAATAAATATGATTTAGTACTTTGTGAATTATATAATCGTAATATTCACGGTTTATCGGATGATACTATACAAGAAGTTGATGGACATTATTTGGTTCTGAATAAATTTAATGGCAAAACAAATAGATTGTTAGATGATGAAGAATATGATACTGATGATAATTTAACTGATAATGATGATAATGATACAGATTCACTAATATCAACTATTAGTGATTTTGCGTCAATGTACAATGAATATTATGCTGATAATGATAATATTGTAAATCATATTATCATTAGAAATTATCAGAATATTATAAATAAACCAAATTACATTAAACCTGAAATAGCTCAATGTATTATACTAGAAACAGGACATAGTATTGCTATAATAAAGACATTATGGATAAAATTTATTCAACGCAAATGGAAAAAAATTTATGAGGCGCGCAAAATTATAATGCGACGTCGAATGTCACCATCATCTTTATCAACACGAGAATTAACGGGTCGCTGGCCATCTCATTGTATATATTTACCATCAATCCAAGGAATGCTCTATGATTTAAATAAAAATAAAATTTAATTTTGTCGTCTTCTCTTTGTTCTAGTTTTACTATTTGTTCTAGTTTTACTATTTGTTTGGGACATTAAAGACATAGTAACATCTTCACCCATACTTAATCCTTTCTTTTTTTCATTATATCTATACCCACCTTTATAATGTTTTCTTGTGTAATGTTTTCTCTTATGACACATATGACAATTACAAGTTTTACCATGTTTTCTATTATGACACATAGGACAATTACAAGTTTTGCCATGTCTTCTATGATATTTTCTTCCTTTATGATGCATTTGCTCTTCTATACTTGAATTTTCAAATAATTTTATTCCAAAAATATTTACCATTTATATATTATATTATATTTTTTAATTCTTGCGTAATTTTTGACATTTCTAAAATAATTTCTCGTTGTTCTCTTTTGGCATCATGTATTTGTCTACCAGTAATTTTTTCATTTTTTATTAAATCTTCTAAATATTCCTTAAGTATCATCATTGAATCATGTTGTTGTTTTTTTTCATTTACAACTGTATCATAATAAGTTTTATATTGATTACTTATATCTTCTAAATATTTATTATTATTTTTATCTTGTTCAAGTTCCTTAGTTTTAAGTAGCAACATTTCTTTTCGTTTTTTAATTTCATTTTCTAATATACTAATTTGTTTATCCTTACTGCCAATTGATATTTTTTTATTATGTGTCATATATCCTTATCTTATTATATTATAAAAATAAAAATTAAACAAAATAAACAAAAAAATATACAAAAACAAAACAAATATAAAAATATTTGATATATATTATTTAGGATGTCTAAAGAACCGTTGCTAACTCCAGATGATAACAGATTTGTAATGTTTCCTATTAAATATGATGATATATGGGCTATGTATAAAAAACAGATTGATTGTTTTTGGCGAGCCGAGGAAATTGATTTATCTAAGGATTTGGATGATTGGTCAAAGCTAAATGCTGATGAACAAATGTTTATATCTATGATATTAGCGTTTTTTGCTGCTTCGGATGGAATTGTTTTGGAAAATTTAGCCCAGCGTTTCATGAGTGATGTTCAAATTTCTGAAGCCAGAGCATTTTATGGTTTCCAGATTGCGATGGAAAATATACATTGTGTTACAGGTGAAACAAAAATATTGACAGATATTGGATATTATATGATTAAAGATTTAGAAAATAAAAATGTAAATGTTTGGAATGGTGAAGAATTTTCATCAGTTGAAGTTAAATATACAGGTGATCAAGAAATTTATAAGGTTATATTATCAAATGGTATGGATTTAGATTGTTCACCTGGTCATAAATGGTTAATTCAAAAAGGAAATCCAAAACATCCTGAAAGATGTTTATGTGAAGAAGTTGAAACAACTGATTTAAAGATAGGTGATATAATTGAAAGATATATAACTCCATTTATAGAATTTGAAGATAAAGATGAGTTTTTAAATCCATATATGCATGGTTTTTTTTGTGGCGATGGAGGCTATTGTAATAATTATCCTATTATTTATTTATATGATAAAAAAAGAGAGTTATTAGATTATTTTAAATATGATTCTATACAAAAAAATGATAATCCAATAAGATTTTATGTAACAAAATATATTAATAAAGAGAAATTTGTTGTTCCAATTAATTATAGTAAAGATGTTAGACTTCGTTGGTTAGAAGGAATAGTTGATGCTGATGGTTGTGTTCACTTAAATTCAACTAAAGATTCTACAGCAATACAGTTATCTTCAATAAATTTTAAATTTTTACAAGATATACAATTATTATTAACAACACTAGGTATTCAAACAAATATTAGACTAAATCATAAAGCAGAAAAACGTTTATTACCAAAAAATGATGGAACAGGTGAATATGATTATTATATGTGTAAAGAATGTTATATTTTATATATAACTGGAAAATCAGTAAATAAACTTATTGATATAGGATTTTCACCAAAACGACTTAAAATAGTATATTGTGAAAGATTAAATAATACTATGGATGTTTCTGAAAGAATAAAAATAGTTAGTATAGAAAAAATATTTGAAAATGAAGCAACATATTGTTTTAATGAACCTAAAAAACATAGAGGAATATTTAATGGAATATTAACATGCCAAAGTGAAACATATAGTTTATTAATTGAGACATATATTAAAGATAAAGAACAGAAGCATAAATTTTTTAATGCAATTAACACATATCCATGTATTAAAAAGAAATCAGATTGGGCACAAAAATGGATACATGATAATCGTAGTAGTTTTGCATCACGTCTTGTAGCATTTGCTTGTATTGAAGGCATCTTTTTTTCAGGAGCATTTTGCAGTATATTTTGGCTTAAGAAACGAGGATTAATGCCAGGACTAACATTTAGTAATGAATTAATTTCTCGTGATGAAGCACTTCATTGTGAGTTTGCTATTTTATTGTATTCAAAATTGGAAAAAAAATTGGCAAAGGC